TGTTTTAGTTCCAAGTCTTGTATCAAATCTTGAATCTGTGTAATAAAGATTGGTGCTTTCTGGAACTAATGCAGTATTTAAAGTTGCAGTAGATGATTGATTGGAACCATTACCGATAAATATTTTTCCATCATTAAGGTTAGGTGTTGCATTACTTCTACCTGCACCACCTACTTTTATTGATCCGTTACTTGCATGACTTCTTTGTACTTTACCAATATTTTGTATTTGTGATGATTCACCTGTTGGAGCAGTGGTAGTAAATTCACCTTCTGTTGTAGATACATATAAAATCTGTCCTGATGATACATTTGATGTGTCTAATCCTGATATTGTTCCAAAGGTTATAACTTCTAATGCATTGCCATCAGTAACATTTTTAGATGCAAAACCAAAAGCAGGCATTTTAGAAACATCATCTGCTTTAGCTTTTGATACAAGAGGTATATTACCTGTAACACCTGAAATATAAACTACATCACCTTTTAATAAATCCTCGTCAGCATTAGCCCTGAATCTTACTGCACCTCTTATATCACCTATAAACTCTTCTGCATGAACTAAGTCAAAAGTAACAGTGTCAGTTGTTCCAACAGATTGTCCTATTGCAACAGTAGGTGTAGAACCTTCTCCAGTTCCACCTGTAATAGTAACTCCAGTTCCACCAGATATAGATTCAACGTAATCACCTGTTGTATCTGTTCCAAGTACAGTTGAATCAGATGAAATAGTTGTAGTTATAGTAACGTTACCGCTACCATCAAAAGATGTAGATCCTGTTACATCACCTGATAACTGTATAGTTCTAGCTGTAGCTAAAGCACTTGCTGTATCAGCATTTCCAGTTAAATTACCTGTAACATCGCCGGTTAAATTACCTGTAACATTACCGGTAACATTTCCTGTGATATTACCAGTAAAAGTATTACTTGATGAAATGCTAACGCCTGTTGTAATCCAGTCTGTATCACCGCTGTTTCTAATTTTTAAAACATTATTATTAGTGTCCACCCATAACATATAAGCAGACGTAGTTGTTGGTGCTGTTGCACTAGAGTTGTTACTTAGTATTGCAGATAAAGCATTATTAAGATCGGACCTAAAATCAGCTCCTGACTGATTCGCTAAATTGTAATCATGTGTTGCCATATAATCCTCTTTTTAATTGTATCCAATATTATGTTTATTAAACATAAAAAACATTATGTTTTTTAATTTGTATTATCTACCACTACTGTTAAACCTATCTGAGTATAGTTTTGATCACCTACAAACTTAACTCTGAATTTAGCTGTTTCATTTGTTCCACTGAAATTTAAAGTGTCGTTATATAAAAGCGTATAACCTCTGTATGTCCCAGCTTGTATTGTAAAAACCTGACCATTAGATGCGTTTGAATAAGTAGATCCACCATCGACAGAAAATTCAACAACCACATTTTCTACATCTCCTAAAATGCCTTGAACATAAGCTACGAATGACCCACCTGATCTGCATTGAGTTACATCTACTGGTACGCAAGTATGTGTACCTGAGCTTCCAGTATTAGCAGTAGTTGTGTAATTAGAATTAAATCTAGTAAGTGGCACAGCATTATCTTCATGATTTATTATCTTTGAAGTTGTATCTGCAAAAAACTTAACGTTTAAAGTATCTACATCTATTTGTGTACCTGTAATTGTGTTAGCAGCTATTTGTGATGCAGTAATTGTATTAGCAGCTATTTTTGCTGCTGTCACCGCATTAGCATCCAACTTATCAGTAGTAACAGCACCTGTTGCTATTTTACCTGCTGTAATTGCATTAGCTAAAACCTTGTCTGCAGTAACAGCACCAGTAGCTATTTTTCCAGCTACTACAGATCCAGCAAGAATCTTAGGTGAGGTAACTGCATTATCAGATATTTCTGTGCTAGTAACTGCGTTAGCAGCTATAATATCAGATGTTACTGCATCGTTTGCTAGTTTAGCTGTTGTAACTGCTGCAGAACCAATCTTAGCTGCAGTAATTGCACTATCGTTTATTTTAGTAGTAGTTATAGCAGAATCTTTAACATCTGCTGTTAAAACTGGTTCATCGCCTACACTAAATGTAAGTGTGGTTGCAGATGATTCCGATCCTTGACCATTAATAGTTGTAACACTTGCTACATAATTAGAACCAACTGGTAAAAATGTAAGATCAACAAAGTTATCACTAACTATTCTATTCATAAGTTTATTACTAGAAGAGTCTACAATCGAAACTCTAAATTCATAATTTGGATAATCTGTCATTTCAGACCAAGATAAAAAGGCCCTTCCTGTAGAAGATGAATCAGTATCAGTAAAAGATAAACCGCTTGGTGCTTTAACTTCTTTACCTGTTGGTACTCTTGAAATATCTTCTATGTTTTCTTGTGGTGGTGCCTCCCATGTATAAATATCTAAATATTCAATAGCTTGTATATCTATTAATCCGTTTGGTTGTAGATTCATAGCTTCAATTCTAAATAACTTACCTGAGAATCCTAATGCTGAATAAGATAAAGTAATTACATCACCTACTTTAACTTTGTAAAGTTCTGGAGTACCTACAAAACTAACTGTTAACTGGTTTCTTGATCTTGCTAATATAGCTCTACCCATATTATAAGCAACGTACTTATTAACTATATGTGGAAAGTCTATTACCATTTCAAGCTCTTCCCCACCATCATCTGATTTATAGTCAGAAAAGTCATCATCACTGTTAGGATCATGGAATACTGTAACTGTATCCATTTCATAACCTTTTAAACCATTAAAAAACTGTACAACAACTTTGTTTGCTTTTTGTGATTTATCCTCGTAAGAAACATTAATTCCTGTTTCATCAATAATATGATCATCGGTAACAGTAAATGTAGAACTAGCTGTATCTTCTAATGTTACTTCATATTTTCCGTTTATATAGTTTAATATGCCTCGCATATTTGCAAGTAACTCTTGTGTGTTCTCTAATACATTTTTATTTGTATCTATTAATCCGTTACAGTGAAATCTTCTAACTTTTACTAATGCTGTACCTACTTCGTTTGTATATGTGTTAGATAAACTTTCATCTAGAACTAATTGAAAGTTAGGATCTGTTTCTTCAAACTCATGATATCTTAAAGCATCAACAATCGTAGCATCTTCAAGCTCTGTGATAGAGCCAGAATCTTCTAAGGTTAAAAGACCGCCAACTTTAGAATATTTCCATGTTTGTTCATCTACTGTAATAAATCGTTCACCACTTGTTCCACTAAATGTAGCAGCAGATGCACTACCTGAATAATCTGGAGTATCTTTTAGTTGTTCAGAGGTATTAGCTGCTGTTTGAAAAGATTGCAAGTTAACAGAACTGGATGCCAATCCTTTTCCGTATTCATCATCTCTTAAGTAATCTAGTAAACATAAAGCTGCATTATCTGACCATTCAAAAGTTGAAGGAGTATCATATCTATGACTTCCTGTTCCTCCGGTTATAGAACCATCTTTTCTTGGATCGTATAATTTTTTACCTCTTACGACAACAGTTAACTGTGGGATACTTCTAAACATACCCTCTGTATCATACTCGTAAGAAGCAGCAATATAAGCTATACCTCTTAATCTATGACTGCTTGACCAAACTTCTGGTGTAGAAGCTATTAACATAGGATCAGCAGTTTGATCTGAAGCTCCGTGATGCGCATTAAACACCATCCTATATCTTCTAGCAGGGTTAGTACCTGACTCTCCAGCATTGG